CTTACTTTTCTATTTGTATTCCCTATTGTGTGAGAAGTCATTTCATCAAGAACTTCTAAATAAGGAGCATTTGTATCACTTGCAGTAAGATAAATGGCACCTTGCCTATCTTCATCTGTAGTGTTACCCATTCTTACAAATGTAAATCCTGTCACATCAAGTGATGTGTCTAAAGCGTGTGAATAGATATATCCTTTGTAATCTATTAAATCATTGTTTGATTGAAGTGGTGAAGCAGAAATCCTCATATAAACTGATGTGTCTATATCACAATATAAATCAAACTCTTTTCTTAAAGTCCAATCTGTAGGAGTGCTTATTGAAATAGTGTCTTGGTCAACTGCAGTATCTGTTGCAGCATTCATTATAGAAACAGTAAGCGTTGTCATAGACCCTAAAGCTACTCCTTCTACAGCATCCCAGTATTCTACTCTTCCTTTTCCGCAAACAAATATAGAAGAATCTATATAAGAAGCCCCAATAGATGTTGAGAAATAAACATCAGTTCCATTAGCATTTGTTGTTACAATAGCATTTGTTCCTTTCCAAGTGAACCAATCATATGCACCATCAGTAGGATGAATAGTAGGACTACCTTTTTCAACTGCAATATAAGTTCCTGAAGAATCAGTAACTTTCCAGTCATATTGGTGAATGTTATTTCCTAAAAACTGTTGTGACCTAATCATATCATTTGTCATCAACGTATTCATTCCAGCCTCAACTAAGAAATAGTTTGTGTCATTTGCTGAGTCCCAATATAAACCACTTTTTTGTGTTGTGCTTGCATCACCAGGCCATATTGCTTCTACAGCATCACTAACCCAAAGTGAACCATTTGTTGCTCTAATCTTATTTAGAATAAGTTCATAAACATTCATTTGTCCACGAACTCTTAAGTTGTCTACTTCAAGGTCATATTCATCATCACTATTTTTTGTTATTTCCCATCCATCACCTGTCCATCCACTTACAAACTCTACTTTACTTTCTAACTCATCAGCATATATTTTGTAGCCTGTTGCTAATGAAACATCTTTCAATAGTTGAACTGGAGCGTATAAACCAATAAATGATGTGTTTGAAACTCCTATATTTACATTTCCTTTTGTAGTTCCATCACCACCTTCAAGCAATAAGTTTCCACCAGAGGCTCCACCATCACCACCACTAATGTTTAAGTTACTTGCATATCCAGACTCTAATATACCAGAACCTACTAATGCTATTTTTGTTCCACTATCACCAGTTCTACCTAAGTTTATTGTGTCAAATCCAGCACCATCTGTTATAGTGTAACCTGGAATAAGTGAAGCATCTCCACCACCATTTGTAAATAAAAACTGCTCCGCTGCACCAGGCACTTCATTTATATACAAATCATTCAATGCACCAGCCTGCAACTGAGCCTTTGTATAGTAGTTAGCCAGGCTTGGTGATGTTCCACCTCCTATAACACCACCTACAATATAGGTTCCTGTTCCTTCTGGAGTTACGTCAATAAACTGTTTTCTTATACTTACATCAATGCTCATTATTCGTAGTTTATATTTACTAAATCTGTGTTATATTCTAACCATTCACATTTATATTCATCTTTCATTATGTTATGATTGTATGAAGTCAACACAAACTGTTTATATCCTTGACTTGCGTCATAATAGTTGCTAAATGGTCTTAAATGTGATGATGTTTTTAGTGTTCCACTTAGTTTTTGTCTTGTCAAATAAAACAACTCACTTTTACTTGAAATAAGTAAATCAGTCAATGGATAAAAAGCTAAATCATCAGTTGTCCAGTTTACAGTTCTTTCATTATATTCATCATCACCTGTAAAAAATCCATTTGCATAAATCAAACTTGCAATGTCATATATGTCAATAGTTGTAGTTTTCTTATTCAAAAATCCATTATTCAATGTTCCTGTTATGAGGTTATTTTGTAGTTGTTGAGTTGCACTTATAGTAAAGTCACCATAAAGTTCTGCCAATAAATCAGTGCCAGGTGTGTCACCTATATTAGCATACCAAGGTATAATCAAACCAAAGATTAAATCATTGTCTCCACTTATACCAACACTTGGGTCACTTAAATCTATTGTAAGACTTAAATCTGCAACACCACTATTCTGGTCTACATCATTACCAGAAACACTTAGTTCTTGAACTGCATCTGCAAAACTTTCAGTGTCTCTATACCATCTATTTCCATCATTCATTATATATGTGCCTCCAGGAGGGTCTCTTAAGAACCATCTTATTGTATAGTCAAAGTTCCATCCAGGTGAACCACCTATTGTAGGAGGCACCCATTTCCACTCTATTTTCAATGTTGTTCCTGCACCAGGCTCAACTGTAACTTGAAATCTTGTTGCACATCCATTTATATCTGGGTCAGTAAAAGCACTTCTACCTGTTGCATTTTTTATTGTTGAATAAGATGAAGCATCCCACCAAACACATCCATTATATAGTTGCCATTGCTTAAAGTCTGGGTATTGAACACTTGAAACTAAACTATTTTCTGTTGCATTTCCAACTATTAAAGTGTTTACTAAGTTCTTAAATGGTAAACCAACAAGTTTAAGTTCATTCTTATTCAATCCAGGTATAAATGAAATAGTAGGTTCTCCACCTATAAAACATAAATCCCTTATATTTATTGAAGAGTCATTTGTTGAAACATCTGTTCCAGTGTCACTATATCCATAACTAACATCCCATTCATATTCAACATATTCCTGAGGTTTGTTATACATATCATCATATCTAACAATATACCAATGTCCCTCAAACCAATATGTATATAAATCCATTGGGACACATAGTTTTTCTATTATGTCAAGTCCACCATCTCTTTCTATATTGTTTTTCCAAAAAACTTCCGTATAAGCACCAACTATATTCAATGCTGTCTGGGCACCTGTAGGCGCCTCTCCTTCCGGGTATAAAGACATATTGACTCGTATATTATCTTCCTTTCCTGTCAATCTGAGTGACTCTGAGATGAGGTCTATACAAGACTTCTTTTGTATTGTTTGAACACTTTCAGGAGTCAAATCCTTCAACTTTGCAACATAGTTTGATGCAGTAAGTTTTATTGGTGTGTTCTTTTTATATTTTTGACTTATTGTAGCAGTATTCAAAAATCCATTAAATAAAAGAATGCTTGAATCTTCATTTACTATTCTAACTCTATATTGTCTTTCAGTGTTTGTAAGTAAATCAGTCAACTCAAAAAAGTCTGCTTTATCATTAAGGATTTGAAGTGATGCATTAAGTTTTACAATAGGTTTATTCCAATCTTCAAAAGTATAATCTATTTCAACCCCATCAGGTAGTAAAGTTATTTGTGATGATGGGTCAGTTCCATCAAGTTCATCAATATAAACGTGACCACTATTTGTTGTTCCATAAGCATTTACTGCTATCCAAGGTGCATAGTATTTGATTTCGTAAGCCATTAGTAACTTTCTGATTTTACATATTGATTATTTAGAACACCTACAAGTTGTGTTCCATCTATAGTGAAATAAACTTCACCACCCATAGTATTTTGTATTATACTTTCTAACTTATCCAATGGTGCAATAACTTCAGGATTTGTTCTTGCTCCAGGGTATTCACCAACCAATGCTTGAGTAGGTCCATAAACAACACCACCTGCAGCAAATGATTGAGATGCTATACCTGCAACTTGAGCCGCACCAGCCGCCGCAGCCACACCAGCCATAATCAAACCTAATGGAAAGAATGGTTGTGTTTGAAGTGCATTTACAACTGCTAAAGCAGTTCCAATAAGTGCTTGTATAATAGCAATCCTTTTTTGTTTCTTAGCATATTTTGCTCTAATCTTATCTTTTTGTTCTTCATTATTTCCTGCTGCAGCAAGTTCTTTATTCATTTGACCTTCATACATATTAGAAAGGAAGTCACCTATTGCCACAGCAAACTGTGCAGATTGTTGTAAAAGTTCATTCCTATATGCTTGCTTTTCCATTTGTATTTCACCAAGCCTATCTTGGTATTCTGTAAAAGTAAGTTCATTTCTTGCCCAAGCATTATTTGCTGCCTCTTCCATACCAACAAATGATTTAGACCAGTCATATTGTTCTAAACTTTGTGCAAGTATATCAGGTGTTATTTCAATAGGTAAAACTGCTTCAAATGTTTCTCCAGCAAGTTCTGCTTGTAAATCTGCCTCCATTTGAGTAATGAAGTCATCTAATGATGATGTGTCTTCTTCTATTCTTATTTTAGGCTTCCAAACTATATCTGCTTCAATCCCAAAACTCTTTAGTATGTCTAATCTTTCTTGTAATGCTTCAACTTCTTGATTTGCTTTTGCTAAATCAGGTCCAACTGGAATGTTACGTAGAGTTTCTTGTTTTTTAGCTATTTCATCTTCTAAATATGCTATTGAGTTTAGAACAAGTATAGCATCATCTCCATCAATAAGTTCTTCAGGTTCTATTTTCTTAATCTGACCTGATAAATAAGCTATTGTGTTGTCTAACTCACCTAAAGCATCTGCATTGTTTTCTAAGAAGTTTCTATATGCTTGACCAGCATTAGTAGCATCTGATTGTATGATGTTCATACCATTCCTAAATGCAAAAGTCAAATCACCTACAGAAACTGCTATAGCATCTAAGTTTTTTGTCCATTGTGCTTGGTCAATAGGTTCTTTGTTTAAGTTTTCTATTTGTGCTCTAACTGCAGCAAATGCTTTTTCAGCATCATCATTTATTTTTCCTTTTTTGTTATATTCTTCATACCCTTGGTTCAACCTATCTAATGCTTGTGCTTGTTCTATTGAAAGTGTTGCTAACTTATTTGCTTGTTTACCAATGATTTTTTGCTTATCTTCTTCTAATCCTTGAAGAGCAATCTTCTTAGACATTTCAGAGTTATATTCCCTTAAGTTTTCATAAAGTTTTTTAGTGTCTATAGCTTCTTGACTTATTCCTTTAAGAATAGAAGGATAAAGTTTTTGTAGTTCTTCATATATTTTTTTCCTTTGTTCTTGAGTTGAACCTGCATTTGAAAGTTGCGCAACCAATAAGTTCACTTGAACTCTTTCTTCTTCCATAGCCTTTGATTGACTATTTATTGAAGCATACATTTTATTTCCAACATCAACAAATGGTATAAGTCCTTTAAGAACTAACTCACCAAATCTTGTTTTTGCTTCCTGGATGTTTGTATTGAACTGAGCCATTTTTTGAGCATCCGTCAACATAACCTCACCCATTTTACTAAGTTCTCTATTTGTAATGTTAGCAACAGCCTTCATAAAGTCACCTGTTTGTGCAATCTCTTCTTTAAGTGCTATTGCAGATATACCAAGGTTGTCAAGAATAAGAACTGATTTACGTCCAAGACCTGTTACAAATGAGTTTACTAAATAATCAACACTTTCACCAGTTTGTGCTGCCCTTTTTGTAGCAAACTCAAGACCTGCAGCAAGTGTTTCCATTGGTATGCCAAAGTTTTCTGCTTTTATAGCTTGTTTCATAAGTTCTAACTCAGAAACTGTTCCTCTTGTAGCATTTTTCAATGCAACCATATTTTCACCAGCATTTCCTAAACGTTTGAAAGCTTGTTCAACACCTCTAAACTCAGAAGCTAAGTTTGCTGCCTCCTTTGCAAAGTTATATAAAGCTCTTGCAGCAAACGCACCAGCAATGGCACCTCCAATAGTTTTGAAAGTGCTTGACATTTTGTTATTGATGTTTGAAACTTGTTTTTGAAAACCAGTAAGTTGACTATTAGCTTTGTTCAATCCCTTTTTTAGGTCTGCTGTTTCTGCAGTGAGACGTAAAGCCATATCATATAAGTAACCCATTTGAATAGTTTATTTTTATATTTATTCATTAGATAGATTTGACCTCCGAAGCACCAAGTTGTCTTGATTTTGCGTTAGATAGCTCTTTTATTTTGTCGGCCCACATTTGAGGAGTTACTTGTGGTTGTTCATCTTCATATAAACCTTGTCTTTCACCTTTGCTTATTCTATCCCAAGGCATAGGTATGTGTTGAGCACAAAACTGTTTATATGTAGGATTTCTTTTTCCTTTTCCTTTAGGAATAGAACAATATATGTAATATGTTTGTAATCTCATCTGGTCCCAACTTTCTCTTCTTTCACTTAAGAGTTTTTCATTGAATCCTTTTGAAATATAATGAAACTCACGGGGAGTAAGTCTCCAAAAGACGTATGGGTCTAAACCCATCATTCCAACTGCCACACCAAAAAGGTCATCAACAGTTATTTTTTTTTACTATCTCCTCCTGATTTTGTTTCTTCTGGTGGGGGAAAAGCTTCAACAACAGCTTTTTCAAACTCTTTTTTACAATCATTCAAAACCCATTCCATATCTTCGAGTTTGAATGGCATTTCTTTTCCTATTTCGTGATAGCCAGCTTCTAAAGCGTGGAATAAAAGAATCTCTTCATCTTCTGTAAAGTCCTGCATCATATATACAGGTTTACCTGAAGTTTTTTGAAAATGCTTGATTGCGTAAAAGTTGATGTTTAAGGGATGTTTTTCTCCCTTGTAAGTTACATAAGAAAGGTCCATAATGAGTATATTTTTATATTATATATCCAAAATGAACCTTAGTTTTCGTGCAGATGTATATATGGTTTAAGATGTAGTCAACTGATTGAGTTCACCATCACCAGCAATCTCACCTGAGAAAGTAACTGCAGAACCTACTCCACCGTCCATAGAAAGTGAAGATAAGTAGCCAGCACCACTTAAGTATTTGTTAGATGAAACATCAGGCAATATGTATATTGCAACAGAAGCATCTGTGTTAGAGATTATTGATGCTGCTAAGTCATCATATGAAAGGTCTCCTGCATCAACTGTTGCTGATTGCATTCTCAAACCTGAGAAGGAAACTGTCCAACCATAAAGGTCTGGGACATTTTGTTTAGCGCCGGTGCTTGATAAGCAAGCTATTTCAATCATATCTTTTGATATAGAAAGAGAGAAGTCAGTTGCGCATCCTAAAGTAGAACCATCAATCACAACGCTCATTGATTTTGAAAATAAAGGGGTTGACATAGTATTTAGTTTTTTTTAGTTTCTTTTTTTTATTTATTCTTATTTGAGATAGAAAGAGGAGAACGACAAAGTATTTGCATATATAGCTTTTTCCAAATCATTAGTAGGAGAGTTATTTACAAACCATATATCTTGAATCCCATCAGAATCATTCCCATTAAGATAGTCTGTTATATAATCACTTAAGCTTTCCCTTGTGTTAGTGTCATTGCAAATAACTCTTACAGCAAGGTCATAGGTATGAAAAACATTTTTAGTGTCTAAACAATCTTGTTGAGAGTTTATACTAAATGTATATACAACCCAAGCTTTAGTTAGGTCAAAGTTATCTGGTAAGTGTTCATAGAAAATGCCATCAACTGCGGCATTCAAACTTGAATCACCTATCATTATAGTTCTTATATTGCTTCCGTAACTCATATTTTTCGTAATCTTTTTAGCTTTTTTGACATAAACTTAATCATCTCATCTTCATATTCATTTCCTGCAAACTTAATGACATTGTCAATAGATTGGTCAATAGTAGGTTCAATGGTATTATGGGCAGTTATTTTTCCTCTTTTGAAACGTTCCTTTGTTCCCTTTTGAACAAATCTAATCCAAAACACTTTTGAATCTGGTCCAACAACAGCACCTGTTTTATTTGCTTTATCAGTAAACACCTTTATTCCTTTTTTGAAACTTTGATGTGAAACTGCAGCCCTTAATGGTTTTACAACTTCTTTTGAAAGAACTCTTCTGTTGACACTTCGTAAAAGGCTAATGCTAAGTTTATCAGGCAAAACCCTTAAAGCATCTGAAACTTCTTTAAGTCCTTCAACTTTCCATTTCATATCAGCCATTAGTTTTCCTCCCAAACGAGAGCCAAAATCCTATAAAAATCTTTACGTCCTTGTTCGTGGATGTGATTTATTCTATAGTATTGACCATCATATTTTATCCTACATTTGTAATCTATTCTATCATCATATCTAACAATAAACTCAGTAGAAGAAAATGGTAGTTCTCCATCTTGAGAAAACTGAGTGTTACCTATAAGTAACCTCATTGATGCCCAAGTCTCTTTAAGGTATGAATATGTTTCAACAGGAGTTCCAACAGCATTTGTTGTTGTTACTTCTTTTTCAATATAAATCCTTTTATTTAGTGTTGAGGCTAACATTATATTCCAAAGTTGATTAGTTTATAGGAGTCAAGCAATCTTTCAAATGCTTTTCCTTCCTTAAATATACCTAATGTATATGAGCTTCTGTCAACATCATAAAGGTCACCAACTTTTATCAAAATGGCTTGTTTTATGACTGCTGGACAATCACCAAGTTCATATCCAGTTTTATATGTTACAGTAAGAGGGTCTGCATCAGCACTTGTGCTTAATGCAATATAAGTAAAGTTATAGTAGCTTCTTACCTCACTTGATGAAATAGCAACACTGGAATCTGTTACAATAGAAGTCAACTCAACAAAGTTTGCGTCATCCAACACTATATCATTTCCAATGAAGTCATATAAATCCAGAACTGTTGTAGTAAGTGCTATATCTTTTCCAATATATTCTTCTGCTTTTTGTGTTCCTGCATAAATCAAACCTTGAATGTAGTCATCATCATCATAAAAGTCTTTATCAACTCTTAAGTGACGCTTAGCTTCAGCCAATGAAACTGGATAGTCAGTTTTTGTTTTTGATGGTTTAGTTCTACCTGGAATGCTTACGTAACTCATTTGATTAGTTTATTTTTGCTATAAAGGGAGGAAGAACCGATTTCCTTCCTCCCTTTTGAATAATATAAGATATGCTTGCTATAGCCTATTAGACACCAGCAGAAACATCAGCCCATACAACACCATTAGGATTGAAACATCCGGTGTCAACAAGTGCAACTGCAGTAAGGTTTATCCTACCTTGTTTTGCTTGTGAGTAAGGGTCAACAATGATTTCTATTCCACCCCATTGGCCAACAGCCATTTTTCCGAAATCTCCGAAGTATACTTCATTAGCATTTGCAGCAGGGACTCCATAAGCAGGATAGCCATTGATTTGATTGTCCATCCAAACTGGGCCATTGTCAGTTCCAAGAACGACTTTTTGCTTTAAGTAAGCT